ACTTTTGTACGATTTACATGAAGAATACGGACATTTTGGTGCTGTGTTTATGGGAGCCCTTTTTATAAACGGTGTTGTGCAAACAATTGCTATGGGGGCTAAAGATGAAGAATCCGCAAAAAAAGCTTCGGACGTTTTTTGTAGTCTTTTACGGTCATCAGTCATTCGCATGCTTGAAAATGGTTTTCCTTTTGACCGAGATGAAACTCTGCAATGAAGCGGATACGCATCACAGCGAAAATAAGAGCTGACATCTTTATGCGGCATGATGGTGTGTGCCATTTATGCAGCATGAAGGTCACACCCGGACAAGAATGGGATGTGTCGCATGAAATACCTTTGGAGACTGGCGGACGAGATGATGACAGCAATTGGTTGGTGGCTCATCGTCGTTGCCATCGCGTTCATACCTCTACGGTTGATATACCTCTCATTGCTAAAGTGAAGCGCATACATCAACGCCACATAGGGGCTAAGAAATCCAAATCTCCAATGCCGTTTGGTCGCGGATCAAAACTAAAAAGAAAAATGGACGGCAGTGTTGTCAGGAGAGATTCGTGAAATTTTTAATCACAATGAATATGCCTAGTGCCCAAGGCTATTTGGTGCATCAGGTAACAATTGAGCATAACGCAAAATCCTGTTCGGAGTTGTGCGACGCGCTCAATAACGATGTGTTCATAATAGGTCGTCAGCTATATCGCAAACGAACTCCAAGTTCGGAACCAATATGGCAAGATAGAGGCGACATTGTTTTGAACACAGCTCATGTCGGCAAGGTTGCCGAGTTCGTAGAGTTTGAGAGGGATGAAGATGATGAACCACACGGAAATATTGACCACCGCCGCCAGCACACTTCGGGAACGAGGCCGCCAATACGGCCCCGTGGAACTGTGTTTTGATAGAGCCAGTAAACTTGCGTCAATTCGCTTAAACAAAACTATCAGCATGTACGACGTGGCAATTATCATGTCATGCGTGAAGCAAGCTAGGCAGACAGAAAGCCCAACACTTGTTGATTCTTTCGTTGATGACGTAAACTACACTGCGATAGCCGGGCAATTTGCTGCGGCACAATTTGAAACCATTGAGGACGACATCGTTGCTATGGCAAAGCGGTTCGCTCCAAAACGGGAGAATTTGAATGCGGAAAACAATAGCAACAACAACGGCGGTAACGCTGATAATAACCGGGTTGATCCACCCGCTGGCGGCTAACGAAAGCGCGGCAGATTTCTTCCGCAAAGATCGCGAATACTGGAGCCGGGGGATGAAAGCCCCCGACACTCCAAGTTGGGCTGGCACCCTGCATATTCCGTCGTCCGACCAAAACAAAGCTAAGGTTGCAAAAATGGTTGCAAGCGAAGCAAAAGCTAGACTAGGGGAGAAGTATGTGGAACCAGCCCTGCGGCTGACAAAACTGGAGAGTGGTTATAGATGCCACGTTCTTGGGCCTAAAACGCGCCACGGACGGGCTGTAGGGCCTCTACAGGTGCTACCCTCCAGCGCTCGCGCCTTGGGCATCCACAACATGCACGGGGACTGCAAGGCCCAGATCACCGCTGGCATTCTTCACATGGAGAAATGTATCAGCGTCGGGGCTAGAACCTACAACCAGCTTGCTGCCTGCCATGTCGCCGGCTGGGGCGGTTGGAACAAAAAACTCAATCGCAAGGCTCAAGCATACCGTGCCGAGTATGTACGAATGGCTCAAGCCTCAAAGGTGCCGTCATGGGCAGGGACATTATCGACATGGTAGACATAGCGATATTCTTGGGGATCGTCATGCTTGGTTGCGTGACGGTCCTTCTGATCGGACTGACGTTTCTTCTCATCCTTATGGGTTGGGATTTAGCGATCAGCTTATGGGACAAAATCAAAACGTAATGGAGATTGATATATGGAACCCAAGCAAGAAAAAATTATGATTGAGATGTGGTTAGACGGTAAAACAGGCTTGCAGATCGCGGAAGAGCTGAACACAACGCGCAATGCAATTATGGGCAGACTAAAGCGCCTGCGTGATAGGGGCTTGATTGAATACAGAATCGTGCCGCCCGGTAAGCCAGCAACAACAAACATCGTTTATTTGCCGATAAAGAACAGACGCATTTTGCGTGAAATAAAAGCTGGGATACGAGAAGCACCAAAAATCTTCGTTACTCCAGAAAAGAGGAATGTCCTCAAGCCTCCTGTTAGGTTTTTTGACCTAACCAGATTGTCGTGCAAGTACCCTATTAACAACGGAGCAGCGCAGGATTTCTTGTTTTGCGGAACCGACCGTTACGCCAATAGCAGTTACTGCGAACGACATCATAAGATTTGTTATGTTGCCGGCACTAACGATAACGGGCGCAATAAAAACCGCAAAAGAAAGATGTTCAAACATGGTCGTTCAACTCAACCCACCTATCCCGATCAAGACGCCTAATGGAAAGGCTTTGGCGCATGTTCTTATTGATTATGGGCCTGAGTACGATCTTCTGTGGGTGGTTTTTCAAGAGAATGGCGAGTGCTGGACATGGAACAACAAGGACATCCGAGCAGATGAGAATATTACCTTTGGACGAAAAACCCAAACAGATACCAATGGGCCACGGTTGGCATGACACCTATGGGTGGCTACGCCGCAACGACCTCGATGAGTCCTATGATGGCTTCATGTATGAAACGCCAGATGGGCATCTTGTGAGATCGGTCGATGCTCGCCACGAAAAGGGAATGTACCTCGACAAATATATCGTCGAGGATACCGGCGAGAACATCTTTCTGATCAGCTCAATTCCAAAGGTCTATTCTCACCGAAGGAACCAGCGGGATAAAGCTTAGCTCAAATCCCGACAACGATATAGGAAACCGCAAAAGCATTGCCGGGTCCGCTACCGCCACCGCCGCTGGAAGCAATGGTGATGGTGCCATCGCCGTTAGTGATGGTGATGTTCGACCCAGCAGTCAGGTTAGCCTTTGTCAGGCCGCCTGCGGTATTGCCAATTAGCAATTGTCCGTTGCTGTACGTTGTCGATCCGGTGCCGCCATTTGCCGCAGTGACAGGCGTCTGAAGGGCTATTGTCGTTCCCGCTATAGCTATGCCGGTGCCTGCCGTTACAGGAGCGTTATCTGCAAGGTAAACATCGGTTCCGTCTGACCAGATGAATGTGTTGGCGTCCTGAACTGCTGTAACAGCAAGTGGCCCAGCTCCGGCGGATGCCAGCGTGACCGTGAAAGCCCCCGTCGTAACATTGTCTACGATGTAGAACCCAGAGACACCAGATGGGAAGTTAACTGTCACGTTGCCCGTCAATGCACCAGTCAGAAGAATATGGACGTTCTGGCATTGGTCTTGAGTTAGGGTCACATTTGTATTTGTCAGCGAGACAGTGTGCGTGCCGCCAAACCCTCTATCAATGATGTCCCAGTCCGCATTGACCGGCGTGTTCCAGTCATCAACATATGAGTTATATGCTGGCTTCTCGATGTTTTTGTTCGGCGTAAATGTTGATGTCATAATGCACCTCAAATAGCTCTGTTAGCGACTTCAAGCGCCTTGGCGATGTGATTGTCCGGTGTATTTAACAACGGTTCGGTGGTCCTGTTAAAGTCTTTTTTTGACCGCTCGGCAGCTCGGATAAGAGCATCAGCTTCAACATCAACGCCGACCTTACCGCCGTTAGCGCGACCTACGCGACCACCATCGGCTCTTGGAGGTTCAGCAGCCTGATCCTTATTTTCGTTCTGGCGGGAGATAGCAACTGTCGTTCGGAGCAACTTATCGTAGGCGAGGCGCGCATCTTTTGAATCCATCAGTTTGCTAAGTTTAGCAAAATCTTCTGGATTGTTGCTTTTAATTAAAGGCAACATTTTCTCTGCGATGGCACGCTCACCAACATTATACGCCCCGCGCACGCCCATCCCAGCGGCCAACCCAACAGCCGCTTTCATGCCCGCCCCCTGCGGCAACCCCATAGTCTGCATAAGAATTTGATTAGCCGCAGAAAGCAGCTCCGAGCCAGCCCCAGCCGCTGCACCTACCAACCCATAACCAGTCAAATCTGAAATATTTCTTCCAGATTTTTTTGCCATTGAAAGTTGAAGATTGCTGGCTTGAGCAATCAAATTCTCAGCAAGAACTTTCCCCCGAATCTGAGAAAAAACCTCTGGCCCTAATGCTGCCTCAAGACGCTCCCTATACTCAGGCTTTAACGTCATTTGAGAAACAACATTTCCAATGCGACCGTTTCCAACCTCGTTTTGAATATTTTGCAAAACGCCGACCCTAAAAGCGTCCATTTGTTCAGGGTTCATTTTTGAAACAGCAACCTTAATATCTCTCAACTCTCGTGTTGGGAGGTTTTTAAGGAAATTTTCACCAGCATCAACGGCATCAATGCCGCCAAGCATCTCAATGTGAGAACCACGAGCATCGCGATACGTTGGAACACGCTTATCTAAGATGCGATCAAGTTGTTTTTTAGAATTTGTCGCAGCGACCAGCGTAGCATCATCTTTCCCCGGAACAGCCTGTTCTCTCTTAATGATGCGACCCAATTCTTTATGAACTTGATCCCAGTACTCCAAGTTGCCATCAACAGCAGGGGTTTGCCGCATAACGGGGTTCCCTGATGCGTTTAGAAGCGTTTGGTTGTTGGGGCCAGAAATTGGAGTCGATTGAGAAGCTATTGGCGGCTTGATATTAAAGTCAGGATTTTTAATTGCAGCCTCTTCCGCATTTTGCATTGCTTCCCGAAAAGCTGGGTACTTTTGGAGAGGCACAAAAAGATTTGATGGAATGCTCGCGGCATTTGGATTAGAACTTGAAAGTCGGTAAAGCCCAGTTGTGCGCTGGCGACCTTCTGCCTCAATTACGTCCTGCAAAAGAGCAGAATTGATAGGCTTTTTATTTGGGCTAAAGTTAGAAAAAAACTCTTGGATACGCGGATAAATCATTTCCGCATCTCTATTAAGAGGCGCTCCTTCAGCAAGACGTTGAGCGGAAACCGAGGCTTGCCCACCGTAAGGATCAAGAGACTTTGCGAGGTCTTTTTTAGCCGGCATGTTTCTGAAAGGGAGATACCTGCTACCCGCAGTAAGAACACTCCCACCAAAAAGGCCGGAAATAGTACCAAGAAGCTCGCCCGTAGCAGGATTTACGCCCTGATCTTCAGCAAACTTCTCGCCAGCCTTGGCTCCTAACCCTGTTGCAATCCCCGTAGTAAGACGCCCGGCAATCCCCTTAACCGGACCAACAGAAAATTGCCCAGCAAAATCCGCAGCTTTACCTGCATATTCACCTTTAGTCGTTTTGGGTTTGTAGTCTAAGAACGGCATAACTTTTTTCATAGCAGCCTCGACACCCTCAGATGTCGGCAGCCCACTGCGAGAAACATAACCGGCCTCTTGACCCTCTCGCAAAGCAGTCCCAACAGAAGGGATATATTTGTCGAGCAAAGCCTGTTTGCCTTGGGCAGCATAATCAAAAACGGATGGTTGATTAGCTGCACTCATTACTTTTTCTTGCGTTTCAGGAGTTATGAAATTCTGACCAACAAGGAAATCAGTTGCTTTTTGGGCAGCGAAAGATGGGATTACTTGCCCAGCTTGCTCAAGACTTCCCGGAGCGCCAACGGACCCAGCAACAGCCCCAATAGGAAATCGTGTGACTGCGCTTGCTCCGACATCTTTTGCCGTATCAAGCATCTCCTGTTTACGCGCAGATTCCGGGTTCACGTAGAAGCTAACTTCATCTTCATAGCCGGGAGGCTGATTAGCCCCAGTAAGCTGCGGGTTAGCAGACTGGTTGTTGGGGTAATATTTGTTTAAGTTGTCAAATTCCTTCTCAACAGGGACAGGCGAAATGGGAGTAGCCGTTGATGGTCCGTAATACTTATTGAGGTTTTCAAAATCATCCATCACTGACCTCCCATGAAGTATAAGCTGAAACCGGGCCGCAAGCCGTTGCGCCTGCCAATTTCTTCAATATCTGCTTGCGTGACTGTTTTACCATTTGGCCATTTGCCGCTCACGAGGGCAGTGAACAATTCAGGCCGTTCTGGATCGGTCATAATCCTTTGAATAACTTTTGCTTCCTTGTCGTAAGTAGCCATCGGGTGCAACCGTTCAAAGTCAGATGGCGCACCCTGCATCACGTTATCCGCATCTCTTGAGTAACGGTTGCCGTGATTAGACCTGTCAAGAAGCCGGCGTTGCATAGTCATAACTTCAGAGATGAGTTTTGAATATGCCTCTTTATCCATACTCGGATTAGCAATAGCGTTGGAGAGTTTTTCCAAAGCAGCAAAACTTTCTTGTCCACCCTCTCTTGCGCGAGCAGAGGCAGAAAGCGTCCTAATTTTTTCGGCAAGCTGTTGCGTGACTTGAGCGCTGTCGCCTATATCACCTTTACCACCGAGGGCTCTGATGAAGGTATTTACCCCGCCAATCAAAGCCGCACGTTCCGGGAAAGCAGTGCCGGCCACGCCAATTCCGGTAACATTACCGGCTTTGGAAAGGATGCCTGCCAGTTCCTTAAATTGACGCAAATCCTCACGAGCGGCTTCAGCCCCAACGCGAGTATTTTTGAGGTATTCGGGGGCAAGCATTGCTGCACCCTGCCCCGTTCCTAAACGCAGATATTGCTTACGATCATTCTTCGCTTGAGTAGTAGACTGATCGTCGTATTGGACGCCAATTGGCAACGGAGTTGGTTCACGCGGAGTAGCCGTAGGTGGTTTACCGCCTTCTGTGGGAGTGCCATCTGGTTTAGGGGCCTGCGCGGAAGGTGCGGTTGGCGCGGCAGGCGCGGTGGTTCCGGGCGCAACGGAAGTTCCTCGACCAGCAGCCGTAGCCTTTGACCGCAATTCTTCCATAACAGTAGGCTCAAGGCGTGGAAGCGTACCGTTTTCCATGCGGTCGAAGGCTTCGCCAAGGTCCAAAGTTTTTTCGTTACCATTTTCGTCGGTGTATGCAAGAACTGTTCTATCGCCTACTTTGACAAACCGCGCTGCTGTAGTTTGAGCTTTAGTGAGAGCTTGCCTTCCTCTGCTTTCAGCAATTTCCTCGGTCTGGCCGCGCACAGCGCCATAGGCACCAGCAGCACCAGCGAGACCTTCGCCCAAAGCCTGCGAGAAGCGAGGCTTATCAGACGCAAGCATCGAGCCGATACCAGCGAGCAGAGGCACGAATACGCGCTCGTCTCGCATCATCTCAGGGACACCGGCTTTCTCACCAATCTTTTCCCACGGTCCTTGCGTGTAGTTAGATGCTTTTTGAACTGCGCTATCAACGGGTGATGGCTTGCCACCGCTTTCACCTTCGGCACCTGCGCCCAAGGCAAGATAGTCGGACAACCGTGTGCCATTGGAGTCGGCTGGGTTATAGCGCCCTCCAGTCTCAAGGAAGCGCTTCATTCCGGCGCTCCCGCCGAGATGAGCTGCATTGACCATACCCTCGCGCGTTACCGGCACGCCATTGATGTTTTTGCCGACATATTGTCCAAGTTCATTATTGTCGATGAACTTGTTCAAGTCCGCAAAGTGCCAGCGCTCTGCGCTAATCTGTGCGTCTTTGTCAGCCCGGAACTGTTCCATAGTCATGTCGCGGGGTATGACTCCAGCCCGCTTCACGTCTTCAAGACGACTGGGCATGAATTGCGCGCGGCCACTGGCCCCAGTCTCTCGGTTAATTGCCCCAAAGTCCCCACCGCTTTCGCGCCGGAGTAATCTCTTTGGTGCGCCGGTATCAGTGTCTTCTGCGGCAGGGAGGACAACAGCCGAGTCGTCGCGCGGAGTTGCGGAACGGTTTGGATCAACCGAAGCCATTTGAACGGGGTTAAGACCCGTAGCTTCTCCGCCAAACGTGCCTCTAGCAGCAGCGCGAGCTGCGCCCAGTAGACCGGATTGCCCACCACCAAGCCCACCTTCAAGCGCCTGCGCTGGTGCCCCACCACCAAGCCCGATAGGCTCAGCGTCAGACGTAGGTTGAAGCGCCGCTAGTCGAATACGGTTAGCATTCGCCGCAGCTCCTTCTTCCGCAATTGCTTCTGGAGCAACCCTGCGCTCTTCATCAAGTTCAAGGATGTCTCCCAGACCGCCGCCACCCTGCTTTTTAACGCGGGAAACAGCCTTTTCATAATCAACAAACTTGAGCCCACCCATTGAGCTGACTGCGCTAGGATGCCGCTTCTCAACTTCCTGAGCCATCAACCCAATTTCAGTGCGACCATCGCCAAAGTCATAACGATAAACCTTCTGGCCATCGAACAGTTCGCCAATAGGCTCTTTGTTCTGCTTGACGCGCTTATCGGACAATCCAGCAAGGAACGGGAGGATTTTTGCTACCGTAGAGGCAACACTGACCGCAGTGCCAACCGCACCGAGGGCGCTGCCAAGACCACCACCGCCGCCGCCGCCGCCGCCGCCGCCACCGCCTTTTGGCAAACCTTCATTGAGCTTATAGCCCGGCATTTCATCCGGTATGTCAATGCCACCTTCAGGAGCAAGACCTGCTGGAAGCCTGCCGGGACCGCCGCCCGCAAAGTGCGCGCGACCACCAGCATAACGATGGATGCGGCCTCCGCGAGCGGCAAACAGCGACGACAAGTCTTCCATGCCGCCCAAGTCACCGGGGTTAAACCCTGCTTCGGCAGAAGCTAAGTCATCAAGTTTGGGAGCAAGACCCGCGTTGTCTCCGCTCATGCCGAACGTGCGTCCTACAGCATCGTTAGTTTGATCCTGTAGGTTGGCCTGTTGTGAGCCGGCCTGCAATTCTGTACGAGCACCAGCAGGAGGAGCCGCACCGGCAGCGGGGTTCTCTTCAGGAACTCGCGCGGTTGATTTAGGCGCGTCTGGATTTTTATTCTGCCTATCTCCCTTGCCGTCATCCTTGAGAAACGCTTGAACGTCCTGTTTAATTCCTTTGCCACTCTTGTAAAGATTAGCAAACTGCGTGCCAGCGTTCATGGCAGCCTGAGCGCCACCTTGCGGCTTTGCCGGGAGAGCGCCGGGAGAAAGACGACGTTGAGCTTCAGCAGACGGCATCGTCAAGGTATGCTTTATGCGCGAAAACGCATCAGCACCGGGGCCACCGGGCATTTGCCCATACATACTCATGTGCTGAGCGGCAAGCTGCTGGAGCGACATTCCACCACCGTCCGCCTTCGAAACACGGCCACCGTTCTGGAACCCGCCAGCCGGCGAGGAGCTGCCTTTGCCCGATGCGGTTGGCATATTGCCAGACTGAGGAGCGCCATACGACGGCTGCGGATACGAGGGTTGCGAATAAGACATGGCATTATACCCCGGAGAGGGCGATGCGCCCTTGCCGGATGCCTGTGGCTGCTGCATAGGCTGATAGCCGCCCATGAAGCCTTGGCCAAACTGGCTCATTTGACTGGGCTGTTGATACCCGCCGCCATAGCCACCGCCGTAGCCGCCCATCGTCTGTTGACCATAGCCGCCACCAAACTGTTGACCGTAACCACCAGCGGACGGTCCCTTACCGGACACCTGTGGTTGCCCAAAACCACCAAACTGTTGACCATAGCCGCCGCCCATCTGGCCGTAGCCCATAGGCTGCTGCATGGACATATTACCCATCATTTGCCCTGTGCCCATCTGTGGGCTAGGCCCCTTGCCGGTTGCGGCAGGTGGTTGTGCAGCAGCCGCCAAAGCAGCAGGCGAGAAGGATGACGCAGAAGACCCTACAGGCGCAACAAAAGCGCCATAGCGGTTGCGTACCGGGGCTTGGGTCGGCGCAAATTTGCTGGCGTTATATGTCAGTGGAGTTTGATTAACTAAGTTTTTTTCACGCGATTTGCCAATATCGGCATCTATGCTCTCGATGGACTCCCCGCTGTCCAACCGATCTTGATAATATTTTGCGCCGCCTGCATCAGCGTCCCTAAACAAGTTCTTCTGGTAAAGCTGGTTAATGCGAGGGTCTATTTTAGAAGCGGCTTCTTCAGCAGCAGCTTTTTGATTAGCAGCTTCACTTTCCGGCGTATCTTCTACGTCAGCGTATCTTGGGTTGCCGTTGTCGTCGGTGCCAATTTGAACTCTTCCCTGAGTTGCATACCCGCCACGAGCATATCCTTGGTATGCGTCAACCGGGCTGACAGCGCCGCCCATAGATGAGGGAACAAGGCCACCAGACGCGAAGTGCCCGCGATCAGCCGCCTTGTCAGTGGCCTTCTCATAGTCAAGCGTCTTGTACCCTTGAGACAAGCCAACAGCCCTCGGGTTGGTCTTCTCAACATCCTGAGCCATGAGGCCGAGCTGCGTGTGCTTCTCACCCTTCAGGCGATAGGAGTAAATGTCCTGCCCGTCATAGGTCTTGCCAACCTTGCGGATGTTCTCTTTCAGCCGGCGATCTGACCAGCCACCCGGCTGAGTGGTCGTCGTGGTGCTGCCAGACAACGCGCCCGTACCCATCGCAAGGTTCCCGAGGAACTGCGCTTGCTGATACGGGAAACCCTGCTGCTGGAGGAATTGGTTGTACATAGCGGTTTTAGCCGCCTGATCCGTTTGCTGCTGAATTTGACCAGCACCCATCTGGGCTTGGGCAGCCTGCAATTGAGCGTTCTGATTAGCCAGCCCAAGATTGGCAACACCCTGCCCGCCCTGAAGTCCGTAATTAAAGATGTTATTGCCCGCACCCTGCTGGAGCCCAGCCATTTGAGCAGCCTGCCCAAACATGCCCTGTGCCGCCGCTTGCTGAAGCTGTGCTTCCTGAGCAGACATCCCGTAGATGTCTTTGCCCATACCGGCAGCCGCTTGAGCTGAACCTAAGCCTTGACCGTATTGTTGCTGACCCAGACCGGCAATCGCCTGACCCTGACCGATGTTCTGGGCATATATAGCCTGTCCGAGGGCGGCTTGCTGTTGGGCTGCTGACAACCCTTGGCCAAACTGTTGTTGACCCAGCGCGGCTGCCTGCTGTGCGCCAAATTGCTGCGCGGCACGATTGGCTTGCTCTGCGCCCAAACCAAGTTGCTGCTGCTGACCAGCCACACCTTGTGCCTGACCATACCCCTGTTGGAGAAGGTTAGACAGCGTTGCCTGATTAGCCAAAGACTGTTGACGAGCCAAATTAGCCTGTGCAATGCCAGCGCGGTCGCCGCCAAAAGCTCCAGCTCGAATGGCCTCGCCTCTAAGGGCTGACCGTTGAGCTTGGTTCTCTTCAGCTTGGAGCGCCTGCTGCGCCCGGACTACCTGATTCGTAAACGGCGACATATACCGTTCAGTCTCAAGCTCACCCGGCCCGACGCCTCGCGTTCCTGCACCTAAGTATCCGCCAGCCATCCCGGCATATTGCTGACCAGCGCCCAACCCCATGCGGGTGAGATTAGCGGCTTCACCCATAAAGGGCTGTGCTTGGTTTATGCCGGCATACAGACGCTGCGCTGCGTCTTGAGCATAGTTCTCTCCAGTCGCGGCTGCGCGCTGAACGGCAGGAAGCGCCTGCCCATAAACCTGTTGAGCAGCTCCAAGGCCAGCGGCTGACGTACCAAGTGACCGGCCATAAAGCTGGCTGCCAATAGCCTGACCCTCGCCCGCAGTCCCAAGAGATTGCTGCTGTAGGTCGCGCCCTTCAGCCATCCCCTGCCGGATATAGTTTTGACCCTCTTGAACGTCAGGCGTTGCCATGCCCTGCAAGGCATTGATGTTTTCTATGCCAGCCTGTTGAGTGGCAGATAACGGCGCAACAAATGCGTTAGGGTCTTCCGAGTAAGCAACAAAAGGTTTCTGAGCTATCTGCTCAGCGCGCGTGTTAACCGCGTTATAGCGGGCCAAAACCTCTGGCGGAATTGATACTTGTTGCGTAGAGGTTTGTGACTTACTGCTCATTGCGCTTACTCCGCAGCGTCTTTCCACCCACCAGTGCGGGCGTTATACAGGAAGAAAGCACCACTCGGCTCTCCGAATTGACGCTTATAGAGGCGAACCTTTGCCTCTGTTCGGTTATTAGAGAGTACACCGATTATCAAAGGGATACCCAGCGAATCAGCCGTATTCTTCGAGAACTCACAGAGCCGACGCGCACGCCCCCCTTTAGCGCTGCGGTAGTCAGGATGAATGAAGATAGCTTTCTCTTCAAGCACCTCGTGGTCACTATACCACATCGCGCCAATTCGCAGAAGAACAGCACCCTCCGCCTTCTCACCTTTTTTTCCGATAATTCCCACCAGTCCATAATGAAGGTTCAAAGCAGGATAAATCTCGTTTAACAGCTTCGCAGGATTTGGCTCTACAAATCCGTTCTCGTCACAAGCTGACAATGCCAGCCCCATGATGTCATCAACATCGTCAAGCGTTCCAATCCGAACGTGCATTTCTTCTGCCATATTTCCCCCCGTTTAATCGCGTTTTGGTCCCGGTAGTGCTTTGAGTGTCGCTACTGTCTTCGCACGCATCTTCTTAACGAACGAATCCAAAATACGATGCCCATGATCTAGATCGCCTTTGGCAAGCTCAGACACCTTTTCAGGGTGTATTACATATTCACCGCCGGCAGCCACAATTGGTACAGCTTCCCCATCAGGGCGGCTCGCAGGTTGTTCGCCAAAAATACTATTTGCCACCTTAAACCCGGCCATCGTGTTGCCTTCGCCCATAGCTGAAATAATATCAGCCGGTATGACATAAGACCCCGATGGGACGTGCATAGGCAAGTGGTCGGTGCGTCCCGCCACAGGGCTGTGGATAGGACCAACGTGATGCTGAACGGTCTCGCCACCCTGAGCAAAGCCAGTCGGAGTGCCGCCAAAAGCGTGAGAGCTACGAACTTTGCGAGCCGCATTTAGCGCAATGGCAATTGCCTGCTTTTGCGGACGGCCAGAACCAACAAGCTCGCTGATGTTGGAGCTTATTGTCTTTTGAGAAGAGCCCTTAGCTAACGGCATGTTTGATCCTTATGGGCCAGTGGGGCCAGTTGGGCCTGTCGGTCCAGTATCGCCTGTGGGTCCGGTAGGTCCGGCTCCTGTCGGGCCTGTGGGTCCGGCAACAGTTGAAGCAGCTCCTGTAGGTCCAGTTGGCCCTGCTCCGGTTGCTCCGGTCGCACCTGTAGGACCGATGGGGCCGCCGCTGGGTCCAGTCGGCCCAAGCGCCCCAGTAGGACCAAGGGCTCCGGTAGGTCCGGTTGGCCCAATGACACCTGTGACCGTAGTGGCGAGGGCAGTAACCTGCGTCAAGATCAGAGCCATTGTCTGATTCAAGTTATTGATCGCAATAACGCCGTTCTTCTGTGTGGTTAAGATATCGTCTAAGGACGCCATCAGAATTTCCCGTCAGCTTGTAGTCGATACCGCATATTACCTATGCGCCAGAAGCTCCCAACGTCATTGCTCTCCATCTTAATGGAAACAAGACGACCACGGAATCTTGGCGTTATGTAGTCGGTTGATACCGTCATAGCGTATGGGCCGTATTCAAGCGGCGTCTGACCGGCAAAATCGGTAATGTAAAAGGTCAGGTTGACCTGAGCTGATTGACTGCCATCGTAATAGCCCCACTTCATATCGGGCCAAACCTGATCGACAAACATCTTTACGTCTGCTTCGTTCATCACGAAATAGCCGGTCTGGAACGATGCGTTGATCGGTATTGGATTGCCGCTGGCGTTCACCGCATCCGGTGAGGTTTCGTGCTGCACGATATAATAGCCACCTCCGCCGGGCAGCGGGCCGGAACCAATAGGCGGCCCAAGGACGGATTCGTTGATCCAAGCTGTCCGCTCCAACGTCCCGTAATCCCACTGGTCTAAGGCGATATTGTATTTGACGTACTTGTTGGGTTCGCCGCCGTTTCCAGACGTTGGGTAAAACCAAGAAATCTCACCAAATCGCGAATTTGGCGCAATTCTGATCTTATCGAGGTTGTTAGTGTCCAAATCTTGGAAAATAACGTCCCAAACCGGACAGGCTATTGCTTCAACGCCTGACCCGGCAAGACGGTAAAACTGCGACGGCCCCATCCAATAGACGACACCATTTAGCGACGTAGCGGCTTTACGCCCTATTAGCCCGCAGCCAGAGCCAATCTCGTTGAACTGATAGACGTAGGGAGGGCCAACGTATTGCATCGCCCACAAGTTTACGTCAGTCCAGACCAGCGTCTGCTGCGGGCCTTGGATGCACTGAATGATCTTTGAGCCCTTGGGTATGCGGTACGAACCGGCCTGATTGCTGACCAGCCCTTCCCAAACAAGGAAATTGTCTACGTCACACCACCGGATCAAGAGCGGGTCTTGGATGCCAGTGAAGGTTGAGCCCCAAGCTATAATCTGCCGTTGGGGCATAGCCGTAACGATGCCCGCATTGACGATTGGAGCTTCGCCAATGACAGAGGATGTATTGTACCCGGCAAGCGGGCTCCATTCATAAATGGGGCCGTCTAATGGGCACGAGATAAGAATTTCACCCCAATTATCTAACGTCCAATCTAATGTAGTAATTGGCGTGCCTTCTTCAGGCTGCGGCGGTATACCAGAGCCGTACCCGCCTTCTCCATACCCACCAACGCCGTAGCCTGTTCCAGCAGGAACTGGGCCTTGGCCAATGAAATATTTATAGCGAGCGTTTCCGCTATTCATGTCCTGATTAGCAACGGTCGTCGTTGCCAAATTTTTTGCAATAATAGTAAACGTATTTGGATCAATGACGGTCGAAACAATGAAGTTTCCAAACAGCGTAATGCCACCAATTGCTGTAGAGACAATAATTGGGAAGGTAGAGCCTACCGAATATCCGTGATCGTCCAGTGCGACCTCAACAACAGGACTGCCTGCCGTTGTGCTGAAGTTTACAATCGTTCCACCGTTATTGACCGTTGATGTAGCGTTTACCGGCAGTCCAAGCACATCGGTGACGGCGATCTGATATTCGTCTGCCAAAACAGTAGGGTTGATACAGGTATACAAACCAAACAGGACAATGCCGCCTACCGATATTGGTGTCTGTATATACACGTCATCGTAGTCGGTGATGTTGCTACCAACATCGACAATGGTCACTATGTTGCTACCCGACACAGTGCTGATGTCTACCGGCTCGTTCCTTGTCGTATCCCTTGGCGTTATGTCGTATCTTGTGCCTTCGGTTATATATTCCAATGACGACTGCGCGCCGACAGCCAAATAGCGAATTGCATTTGTGTCCTGCCAAGCCCAGAGCGTCCGCACTATAGATGCTGTGGGGTTTGGGTAAAACTTTGTCCAACCGCCAAGTTTCTGTACTAGCCCATAGCCCTGTCGGTCAGGAACAAATCGGATAAGATTGGATTCCGATATTCCTGCCTCGTTTAAGGCTGGAGTACGACGCTGATCTACGCCGGGTATAAGCTTGACTGAAGCATGAGGCATGTTGTTTTACCTCGACGGGCTGGATACGACAGCCGGAGACTGAGATGTCCAACCGCTAGACTCAAACTTCTTGCGGGCTTCCTCAACCGTGGCACCCTTCAGAAGGATTTGGTATTGGCCCTCATAAGACTGAGCCATTGCCGGGTCATCAGAAGCTCGACCAAAGTTCCTCTGGTAACCCGACACAAAAATCATGCTCGCCATAATAAGTACGTCGGGCAGATACTTGCTGATAAAAGTTTCAGGGTTAGCCGACGAAAGACTATTGGGCCGGTATGTACCAACGATTTCAACATAGTATTGCTGGTCGGGAAACGGCCCTACATAGTAGATGTTGTCATTAAACGCAGTGAAATATTGGGGAAGACCGGTTGCAGTTGACGAGCCGTATACTGCATCGAGAAACTCTTTAGCAACGGGCAAACAAGGGTTCCGCGTGCCAAGGTCAGGGTTAATCGTCCCGGCAGGGGTTATCACGTTTATCTGCTCTGTGACGACAAACGTGCCTTCTGGAATTGTCAACGACCTGCTGCCAGTGACCAGCGGGTAGCCTGTCACCGACGTAGACGTAAACAGAAAGTCAAGATCACGGTACATCCGGTTTTCGGCGTAGGTAATCATCTGGGGCAAGATAGTGACAAATGCGGGGTCAGTTTCATCGACAACCGCAAGCGTGGCTATTTGCGTCTTGTAAGTGCTGTATGTAAGGCCGGTTGTCATGTTAACCCCGCTGCTTCCTTATTCTAGCACTTATTTCGCGTCGTGGCACCACGCCTCTCGTTTGGCGTTGTTTACCTTTATTTCACCAATTGTCTGGTTGGTGTCTTTCTTAGACCACGTAACATCACGCCAAATACCACAGACCTTGGTATTTGTATTCTCAGTCCCGACGATGCCCGTCAGATTCGCGCAACCGTTCAGGATTAAGATCGACGGAATTAGCAGCGTCCAGCGCATCTTTGGTCCTTTCAATAATGTCAGCTTGAGCCGCTGCCTTCATGTCTGCAACGGCATCAGCCCTGATTTTAAGATAGACGCCAAAGAGGGCGACAAGAATGACGCCCCCAATGGTGATGTAACGCCCAAGCGGCGTAAACAGCAAGGCAATCATGCGCCGTCCTCGTCAAGCCTCTGCTTCCGAAAATACCAAATTGCACCAGCCGCAACCATAATGACAAGGCAAACAAGCGCCGTGCCGCTCATAGCAGAGAGAATGTTGCCGCCTTCCTTCACAATTGGCATGACTTCTTGAACCACAGCAATCGCGCCCGCACCACCCGCAATCACAGCGCCATTGGCTTCTTTGGACTGCATGATGCTCTTCTTGGGAACCGGCAAATCCGGCTCTGCACGGGCCTCGTCATTGCAGACCGGCTTCTCAGTCTCCAGACCGCGCCAGAGTTTTACCTCTGCCCTGCGACGGCGAACCAGACCGGGAAGCTCTTTACCGCCGCCCTTGGTCCATTTCATGAACTCGGCTGGAACCTCGTCAAACTTCTCAGCGTTGACACGCTTCAGCAGTGTGGACTTAGCAAGAGCGCCAACGCCAGCGTTGTAGGCAAAGTCTACCAGCGCATCAAACT